GGAGCAGGCCGAGATGGATTCGGCTGGGGAGCGGGAGCAGGCCGAGATGGATTCGGCTGGGGAGCGGGAGCAGGCCGAGATGGATTCGGCGGGGGGGCAGGAGCAGGAATAGACGGATTCGGCGGGGGAGCAGGAGCAGGAATAGACGGTGTGCCGCCCTCCCTTGTTGGCCCCTCACCGCCGGTTGGAACGCCATTCTCGTCAGTGGGTGTGAGCTTGTAGTATTTTCCATCGGTGTGGCGGACTGTCCCGGTCGTGCCGGGTTCTTGCTCGACCCACTTGGCCCAAGTGCCGTCATTCCTTCGGAATACTACCCCCGGTCTGAACGCCATGACTTCCCTTTCAGAATACTGCTGCTGTATCCTACCCTATTTCCGCAGGCATGCCAAAAAGTGTGGTAAAGTGGCACACTTTTTTACTAGAGCTCCTCTTCTTCGAGGCAGCAGATGCTCACCGGGCTTCCGAGATGAGGATACTCGTCAGGGTGAGGCGGTGCCGGGCATCCATACCCACCACTGCAAGTATTCGATGTGTTATCGTACACTCCAGTTGAACTGTTCCACGTGAAAACGCATGCCCCGCCGGGGCAACTGCCAGTCCCTGAATTACTGGATGCCGTAGTGCAGCCGCTGGCGTTGACTATCCAGCTGCGAGAGTCAGCATTGATGTCGATGTACTCCTGCCCCATCACGTTGGTTCCGTTGGACACCCACCTCACGTAGATGACATCGCCCGGAGTGTCGCCGCTCTTCACAATCCACTCGGGAGTAACCACCTCCGTCGTGACTGTAGGTCCAGAGACGGTGGCGGTACGGCACTGGTTGTTCGTGTATGCGTATGTGACGCCGTCGATTGTCTCACCGTCAAACGGTGTCTTCTGCAAGTAGTACGGCTTGGCCACCCTGATCGTGTCACCGATACCGAACCGGGTGCATTCCAGCCAGTCTCCGTAGTCTACGTTTACGGTACACCGGTTGATCATCCATGAGTGCATGTCCTTAGGCCACCAGACAGGGTTTCCGTTGAGCCCCATCTGGACCGCTGCATCCGGGGGATGGGTCGCGGCAGCACCACCGTGCCCATCACGAGTGGATAGCTGGACCGAGCCCAGCATCTCCCCTAATCCGGGAACGGGGACGTAGTCTGATGATCCGTCGTTGACGAGTCCCGGTACACCAGAGCCTGCATCAGGATAGGAGTAGCCGCTTCCAACCCCGTCACTGGTAAATCCCGTAGAGGAGACAACCCCGGGGCCCGCTGGAGTTCCGGCAGTCTCCTCAGTTGTGTTGGGAGACAGAGTTGTCTTGCCACCCCTGTTTCCGAGCTGGCTGAGCAGGTCTTGAACGGCATTGGGGTCACTCTTGAATTCTGGCCTGTACTGGATATTGCTTGCGTAAATGCCAGCCGATCCATGGCCGATGCCGAGCATGACTCGATGCCCATCCTTGTCCACAACCTCGATGCCCTCGTGGGTCGTGTTCCCCGTGTTCACGATAGAGATGGCGGGGCCGTTGGTTGGGTTGTGGATCACGATGCGACTGCTCAAGACAATCGGCTCGTCCGATGTCAGGGCGGTGTACAGCTCCTCAGCCAAGGCCTGAACGGAGTCGTTCTTGCGAAGTCGCAGCTTGGCTATGACGCTGCCAAAGAGTGCTCGGAGGGACATCTACTGGTAAACCCCGTCAACGGATAACTCGTAGACCTTGTGCCGCTCACCGTTGGTGACGCCCTCCACCTGTAGCCGGAACAGGTGGTTGGCCTTGGACCTCGGGGTAATATAGTCGTCCAGAGACTGCGCCACCATACCTGTTGTGTCTGTCAGGTCCACCACCATGTCTGCTGAACCGGCGGTGGTGCTGACCCCGTCACCCTCAACCGAGGACCGGTCATACTGCAACTTCTCTGCCGAGGAATCGTAGTTCGTGAACTTCCTAATGATCAGCGTGGAGGGCTTGTCCAGTGGCTCGAAGCCCACCTCGAACCCACGCACTGCCTTGGTTCCATCATAATCCACAACCCACCGCATTCGCGTGGTCTTGTATTTCCACCGCACACCACCGATCTGGTACACCGACGTAGTGTCAGGAAGGGTGGCCCAAGGCTGGCTGACCGTGAGCTTGGTTGCTTCCACCTTCACTATCACCCTAGACTGCCCCGCCCCTGTCCCCTCTGAAATCTGGATCGGCATTCCTTCGTATAGCTGCCCGGTGAAGTTGTTGGCTGTGTCCGAGATGGTGACCAGAGTGCTGCTCGTGGCTGTCGATCTGGTCCGGGCGTCATTCTTCGAGGGGCCGTCAAGCGGCGTAACCTTCACTGCCCCAACACGACGAGCATCCATGCCAAGGAGAACCCTCCGCCTGTTGCCGATGCTGCCACGGGTTGATGCCGGAACAGGATGTTCGTACTGCTCGATCCACCACCGCTGATGCTCCTGCTGGAACACCAAGGCGTGGCGCGGATACCGGAAACCACCAAGACACACAAACCAGCGGATCGTCTTTTCGAGAGGAGAGTACACGGAGTGGGCGTTTTCAAAGTTCATCCGGTTCAGGGACCACTCGTCCGTTCCCTCGAACAGTGGCTGGATCATCCCTGAAATATCCTGAACGGACTGGCCGTCAAAGATGTACACGCCCTCCCGGTCCATGATGAACGCAGCTTCGTCCACCACCTGAAAACACTTCTGGTTCAGGCAGCCGCGCCACGCAGTTCTGCGAAGCTGGCCGTCCCTGAGGGGGTTGGCTACATACGCCAAGGAAAAAATCCTGTGCTCAAACAGGATGCTGAGGTTTGTGCCTAAGGACAACAGCCCCGTCATGCTGCCTGATCCCGGATCTGGGGTCGGCTTTACCAGAGACAGTGGATCCCACGACTCTGGCAGGTCGGCCTCGCTGTACCTGACAGCCAGCCGCTCATCGTCTTCTGGGGCAATGGCGTATGCCATGTACGCATCGGAGGTTCCGGCGTAAACGACAGAGAGGGTTGCCGTCTGGTTGGTCTTGCTGACGGAGCTGATCAAGTAGCTGGTCGTGTTGCTGGCACCGTCCGGATAGAACCGCCGACCTGCCATCTCTTCAGTAAACCCGGTTCCAATGCCCGTAACCGTCGCGCTCCCGTTGGTCACAGCCACAGCGCCCACCGTATACATGAGGTCCACTGCCGCGAACAGCCGGGAGTAGTGACTGACCAGTACCCTCTTGTAGTTCGGCGGCTCACCGTGCCTACCCACATTCAAATCTGTTCCATCGACTGCCTGCAAGGGAACCTCGGTGATGAGCTGAGCGTCCGTCTTCGTTGAGGAGAACGTCGTTCCCGAGAGGGTCGTATCCTCCACATCCACGTAGAACGTGTTCAGGTTCCCGTCCCGGTTCCTGAGGATCTGCCTCTTCACGACGCGGGCGTCCGTGGGGACTTCGATGTTCGAGTAGTTTATCTGTGCCGCACCACTCTTCCAGATTCCACCGGCAATGTAGTCTCCGGTACCTAAGGAGCCGTCCAGAGTAATCGTGTGGGCATCTACCGAGGTGATGACGAAAGTTCCGTTTGCGCCAATGTTGCCGAGAACCCCCGACACCTTGATCGTGGCACCCGTGGACAGGCCGTGGGAGGTGGTCGTGATCTTGATTGGCGAGGCGTTGGTTGCCGCCGTGATTGTGCCGGTGGTAATGCTGATATTGTGGGCATCTGAAATAGGGGACAGGTTGGACACGTTGTCCCGGGAGTCCAGAAACCTCACATAAGCGTAGTATTCCCCGACGAGAACACCGGTTCCACTGGAGCCTACCACCGGCTTGGACGTTGGTGCTGGCACACCGGCATTCACAAACCCTGTGGCAAAGCCGTCCCAGTATTTCACTGGACGGTCGCCGTGAGCTACATACAGGAGCCCATTGGCCGCCTCGGTGAAGCAGGCCACAGGAACTCGTACCTTTGTTTCACTACCCATCGCCTGCCGCCGGATTCTTTCTGAACTCTAGGGAGTCCACATCAAGCTGCCCGACGACGTAGTCGGCATGTGGGCGTTCATAGAAATACAGGCTGGTGTACGACCCATCTTGGTGGCCTGACGGAACCATCTCGAACCACAACTGGTCGGCAAATGCCTTCCCGGAGATGCCGTAAGTGACAAGCACGTTGTACAGCCCCACAGAAAATTCCGAGCCGAGGAACTGCTCTATCTCAAACAGCCCCGTCCTGTTTCCCGGGTCTCTCGGGGGCATGGATCTCGCATTGATGATCTTCGTGAACGATGGGTTGTATATGTTGATGGCCGGAGCAGCCAGCGGCGCAACAACCGCGAGGTTGTCCCGGCACTGCACTGACAGCGGGAGCCAATCACCTTTTTTGTACCGACCTAGAAACATTAGACTACCTGAAATGTGCCGATTGCCGACCGGGCGTTCGAACTCTCCGCGTACTCAAAGATAATCGTGTACAACTCTCCAGCAGAGTAGCTGACGCTGATGACCTGCGACCCTGTACGGAACCCTGTCTTCGAGTCGGTGTCTGAGGAGCCAAGCGATCCCGTGGACACCGTGCTACCAAACCCACTGGGGTAAATGGAGTAGGTTGGTGCCGCCGTGGGAGCAGTCACAATCTGGCTTCCGTTGCGGCACTGGATCGCCAGCGGCAGTGTCCCACCAACCGAAACGTAACCAATAAATCCAATATCCAGCACGGCTATTCCCCTTCAAATGTAACCACGTCGTACCCACCGCGAGACTGGAGGCTCCCGATGTCTGTCGATATGGCGTTGACTTGCTCGCTGGCAGAACCGGCTTCCTGATCCCGAGGCTCCACCTCCAGAACCAAGCCCGGGAAGTCCCGAATTCGTATCTGCCCCGACGATTTGTCCGACATCAGACTTCCTTATCTGGTCTAGAAGACCTTCTCGCCGCAGTATCCGGGGCACGGGCCGGACGATACGTTGTCGTGTCCACCCTACTATACCTGCTACCAGCCAAGTCTACCGAACTTGGACGGTACTTCTCGGGTGTTTCCACGACCAGAACAAATGCCACGTTATACGACCAGCCCGAGGCAAACCTGTCGAACAGGTCAATCGTTCCGTCCGCCAAGATCGGTGACGGAAAACATGGGATGGCGGCCACGGCACGACGCTTGGCTTGGGTATCAATTGCCACTGCTACGCTCCACTAACCGCCTCGGCTTCGGTGTAAGTCGTCCCGTCGTCGCTCAGAACCTTCTTGGAGACCTTTGTCCCGGCATCATTGTAGAACGCCTTCTCCGCGCTGGTCACCGTGAGCTGGTTCCTTACCGCCATGTACAAGAGCATGACCGCTTGGGACATCGTGGGTGTGGCCGGAGGAATGCCCTGCGCCAACTCGGCCAAGGCGTCCACCCTTAGGACATCAACCACCTCAGTGTTCACGTTGGCTGACGACAAGGTGGACCGGCTCGACACCGCTGCATCAAGGTTCCCGATATTGGCCTCTACGTTGTCCGCAGCAGTCGCGGACCCTGAAATCTTGCCCACGTCCACGGTCGTGACAGCACTCGCGGCCTGTATCCCGTACCCGGTCCCGTCAAAGAACAACTCGGCGTTGTTCGCTGCCGTGGCGTCACCACTGATCTTGCCCACGTCCACGGTCGCTAGAGCACTCGCGGCCTGTATCCCGTACCCGGTGCCATCGAAGAATGACTCGGCATTATTCGCCGCCGTCGAATCTCCGCTGATCTTGCCCACATCCACCGTGTCTGTCGCGGAGTTGAACGCGGAGCGAGAGGATACGGTTGCGTTCAGATTGGAGATATTTGCTTCCACGTTATCTGCCGCAGCGGTGGCACCACTGATTGCCGTGGCGTCAACGGACACCCTGTTCCCGAGGCCAACTGCTACCGTGTAACAAAGGACAGGCTCTATCTTGATGTTGGATGTAGACGATTTTGCAAAGATCACAAGCAGGTCCGCATTGGTTTCCGCCTGAGTCATGTCGAAGATATACACTCCCGGAGCATTGGTTGCGTCCAGCTCGGTGGGATTCGTGTCGTTGGTGGTTGCCATTGACGCCCCGTCTTTGCTGATCTTGCCCGTAATGTTAGAAGCGTCACCGGTTTTCTCTGTGTCGGCACTTGTGTCCCACGCAAAGACCGCCAGCTTCTGGCTCGCCACATTCTTGAATACAGCCATGAGACCACCTAGTTATGAGTCCTGATGCGAGACCTGCGAGAACCACCGCCACCGCCGCCGGAAGCATCCTTCTGGATTGCCCCCTTGTCCCGGCTTTGCGTGTGAGTAAAACCCTTCAGTGCGGTGGGGTATGACCCGCCAAGGACATTGCCGGTGTCCACGGGGGTGAAGTCGTTGCTGCCCGGATTTGTATACGGCGAGGCGGACAGAGCCTCGTTGTCGCCAAGGTCAAACACTGTGTCTGACGTGATGTTGTAGTTGGTCGCGTTGTTGTACGCCGCGTTGTTCCCATACGTGATGGCCTCCCACGACCTAAGGCGAATCCCGTAGCCCCCACTGCCGGAGAAACCCTCAACAAGATTGTTCACGCAAACCGCGACACGGAACGACAAATCTCCCGTGACTCCCGCCCCGGTTCCGCTGACTGAGTAGAACGAACAGTTTCGGACCTCAAGGTACCCACTGCTTGCGCCGTGCGTCACCCCGACAGACGCGCCGGTCAGCTTGAAAATGCACTCCTCGACAATCATCCACCCCGAAGTCGAAGCCGCAGTCACCGCGTTGGTAAACTCTTTGCCTCCCCCGTCGTTNTGGAAAGTGCAGGCCCTGATGAACGTCCGTTGGGCGGGGTAAATTGCAACACCGCCGATGTNTTTGAAATAGCAGTTCACGATGCGTGCATCGTCGTCCAGATCCAAGGCGTTGCCCGTCGTGTTATCGAACTGGCACCGCATCACCGACCAGTTGTTGTCACCAACAACGAGTGCCGAACTTCCACTATTCGTGAACCGCAGGTCTATGAGGTGCACGAAGTCGGAAGTGGTGCTGATTATCGAGTTGCCTGAACCATCCACGACACCTATGCCGCCATCGTTTGCCGTCGATGTGTAGCCCCTGATGATCAGGGGTGCCGCAGAGGTGGGGCTCCCATACATGCCTGAAGGGTCCACCCCGGACGACAGGTCAGACGCCGACGACTTGATGTTTATCTGGTCGCCATTGGTGGAGTCCCTGCTGACCCCCATGGACAGCGCGTGGCCCANGGTCGCCCACGGGGTGAGCGCGGACCCGTCTCCTATTGAGTCGTCGCCACCAGATGGATCGACGTAATAGTTGGTAGGTGCGGCCATTATGCGTTAGGGGGTAACTGTTGCCCCGTCCCTAAGGTGAACGATATGGTCATAAGGCCCACCCCCGCTCTCGCCATAGGACCGGTTGTCCGACTGCATCGCCATGCGGAGGGATCCGGTGTAGATCTCTTCCTTGAGCGGGATGTCATCATCCTTGAGGAGCATGGACAACCGAAGTTCGCAATACGCCATGAATGCCTCGTACATCACGCCGTCATCAATGTCTATCGGATCCGATATGCGGTACTTGACCGTGGAGGCGGCACTGTCCATGCCTGAGTCCACTGTCACCTGCGTCCCCGAATCAACCGAGATGATAACCCGCTCCTCCGCATAGGGGTTCAGGCCGTCGATCCCACTGGGATTGTCTGTCGATGTGCCCACCCGGATAATCGAGCCCTTCATGTCGCTGGTGAAGGCGGTGCCGGTTCCGGTGACAACAACACTCGACGCCGTCGTGGCGATGGTTCCCGTCTTGTAATCCGACACCCTTAGGGCTGAAGGAAAACGCTGGTACAGGAAGTCAAAGTCGTTGGCTGCCGTGGGTGGCGGGTAGAAGTGGACAGCCATTGTGCCGATGAAGTCTGGGTCGGCCATAATCGTGTAGATCCGGGGATCGTTAGACGACTCTAGGCTTCGGTGGGCGTCAAGCCATGACCCCGGATCCACGTAGCTGGGCCACGCCCAGTTCTTGGTGGCGTTCCTGAACTGATCTGCCGACTGGAAGTCCACCGGGAGAGGATAGGAATCCCTCGCCACCGAGTAGGACTCGCCAGCCGCAATGTCTGCCCCGGGGTTCGAGTTGATACTGAGGGTCAGAATGGTGTCGCTCTTCCTCTCGTCAACCGAGTAATCAATCGAGCCAATCCTGACGAGGCCGCGAGCCACCCAAGATGGCCACACGCCACCAGACAGCGTGATCATTCTCTCGTTGGCCCCACCCGTGTGGTCGTAGGCTATGGTGCCTGTTGAATATGCGGCCTGAGTGGTCACCCGCCCACGCTTGTAGTAGTACGACCAGTTGTACGCAGCCGGTAAACCACGGTACGCGGAGAGGATAGACCGCTTGGCCATCTTCACGTTCCGGCCCTGCTCCACTCCACCAAAGTGGTCGAGTAGGTGGTCGATCACGTCGTGAAAGGTGTGGATCGTTGTTGCGCCGGATGGCATACTAAATCTCGATATATGTTACATATCCAGCCGCAGTCCCCGCACTGGCTGTGATGTTCAAGGCTTCACCAGCCACTGTCTCGAAGTGGCCATCGGGGTTCCATGAGCCAGCAAGGGGGCTGATAGTGTCGTCACCCGAGCTGCCCGTGATCCCAAGGTTCATCGAACCAGTGATGGCCGTGGTGTTGCTCTTGAACGTCAGCGTCCCGTTCTCTGTGCCGGTCACCAAGAAGGCAATCACGGAGATCCGCTTGCCCGCCACTAACGCCACGATGGCCGATGTCCCAGAGCCGCTGATGACGGCGTACTTGGGGGTGATTGTCCCGAGGGATTTGAATCCGGGCTCGTTAGACATTTGTGTCTCCGTTTATTTCTTNCCGCCGTGTTTGTTGATTATATCGTGTCTCAGCTCCCCCTGATCCTTCCTCTTCAGGTCAGGGTTCTTCTTTACGGCTTCCGCCACCTTCTGGTTGACGAGATCTTTCGCTAAGCGGGTGGAGGTTGGATCGCTCTCCGGCTCTCGTCGCTTGGTCTGCACCGCCCCGTCAGACTCCCATCCACGTTTTTCACACACCGCCTTGATGTGCCCTCGGCCTCCGGTCGCTGGAACGAATGCCTCGGGGTCTCCGGGGTATCTAGCCAACGCTGACAGGTACACGTCGCTGTTGCCGGGCTTGTATCCAGCGGCCATAGCCCTCTTGATGATTTGATCACGAACTTTCTCGTCACCTGCGAATTGTTTATCAATTGTCCCGAAGCCCTCGAAGAACACGGCGTCCGTCATGGCTCGCGGGGCCTGCTGGAACGCCAACATCTCAGACATCTTGTGAGACTCACCTTTTCCCCTAAGGTGCTCATAGAAGGCCTGTGTGCCCACGTTGCTACTGACCAGAGGGATCTTCATCTCGTTCTCCATTGCCGTTACTGCGGTTCTTCTCGCGGGCGGTGGCCCTCTGAAGAAGAAGACTCTGCTGGAACTCCTCCCTAGACTGCCTCATCTCTTGGGCGTGGGTCTCCCCATCCTGACGAAGCTCCTGTTCGTGCCGCCGCTCGTCGTGTTCTATATCCTGAGCCTTGGCGGCCTGAGCAATCAGGTTCTCCTGCTGTGACCTGTCACCCTCGTTCTCAGACTTCTCCAGCTCCAGCGTGGACTTCATGGCGTCCATCTGCCCCTGACGACCCTGAAGCTGAGCCTTAAGCTGGGCGAGTTTCAGATCCATCTGGGCATTGGACATATCAGCCTGAGCCTTCATCTGGTTATTGGACATATCAGCCTGAGCCTTCATCTGGTCAGCCTGAGCCTTCTGCTGAGCCTGCTGAGCGGCCATCTGGGCCTTGGCCATGTCGGCCTGCATCTTCTGCTGGCCCTGCTGTGCGTCCATCTGGGCCTTCTGGGACATGCCCTGCTGCTTCAACTGCTCCGTCTGCATCTTGACCTGAGATTGCTGCTGGGCCATGGCCATCTTCTGCTGCTCAACTTGCTGCTGCTGCTGAGCCTGCTGCTGCTGTTGCTGCTGCTGCTGCTGCATCTGCTGGGCCTGCTGCTGCTGGAACCACGGCTGGAACTGCATCGGCAGCCGCTGCTGAAGTTCCATCCCCTCGATGTCAAACTCGACAGATTCTGCCCACAGGGAGAGGAGCTTGTTGAGTGGAGCGGTGTCCGTCGTGACATCGGCATGCTTGTCGAGGACCGGGAACAACACCTGCATGGCCTGCTGGATATTCTGTGTCTCTCGCATCTTGTTAGGCTTGCGAGCTGAGCCTGCCTCGACCGTGCAGTACAACTCACGAACAACCGACTCGACAGGTACCGTGGACACCAGCTTCTCCCAAAGGCGGGATCCAGCTTTCCCAAACAGATGCTGAACATCCTTAGGCTTCACGAACCACCTAGCACAGAACTTCTCCAGCTTGGCTGCCTCTGCCATCCAGTTCTCCACCTTGCCAGACATGTGGTCTGGCCTGATGGACATCTGCTCACGCTTGGTGGCGACATCCTCGGCTGAACGCGACTGGGTAGCCGTCATTCCAGACATGAGTTCCGTCAACCCTGTCCGCCGCTCGAAGAGCCGCATCACTTCGTCAAGAATCTTCCAGATATCAAAGTTTGTCTGGGGCTGTTGCAGGAACGACACAACCCTGTTGATGTCCTGATGCACTTCATTCAAGGGGATGATCGCGAGGTCATCACCCTTCTTGATGGCCTTGGTGACCTCCTCCTCTGCCGACTTCAGGACGGCGATGAAGTCACGAGACGATGACCAGATGCGGTTGGCGAGGTGAGAGATCACCACGTTCATGAAAGCCAGCTCCCCCAATCCCGGAGCCAGCGGGGCGATTGGCCACGCACTTCGAGGCTTGGGGTAAAAATCCAACAGGACCACTGGCCAGCGGTCGTCCTTCCAATACGGGACCGGCCACGAAAACATCTCCTGAACTTCGTCGTCCTTGGCCTTCAGAAACTTCTTGGGCGGGGCATTCAGGGGGTACGGGACATCTGCCGCAACCACTATGTATGCAAAATCACCCACCACCTTGTCGAACCGCTCCTTGAGCGGGGTGTTGACGCCCGTCAGCCGAGCACCAACGCCGCCCTTGGACCAGATGCGGTAATAGACGATGGTGTCGAACGACTTCCCCTGCTTGCGATGGAGGTCGCCCATCTCGTCGCCCATCTTTTCGCCCTGCGACTCGGCACTCTCTAGGCTACCCTTTCCACCAAGGGCTCCCTCCTTGAGGCCAAAGTCACGCTCCACCTGCCACACAGGCTTTGCCTCGCGCTTGATGATGTACTTCGCATCATCAATAGATTCGGAGTCGGGATCGAGAAGCAGGTTGTCTACCGAGTCCCAGAAGCATCCAGTCAGGGTCATCTTTGATCCCGGCTGGGTGTAAGGCTCCACCCACAGACAGCCGCGACCTTTCACCAGTGCCTCCGTAATTGCCATCTCGGCGTGCTGCGCCAAGCCGCCGCCGGGCTGCTCGTCCGGCGTGTAGTTCAGCCAGTTCTCCATCAGGCTGGCACGGGCCTCGTCTTGGAATTTCCGAGCCCTGAGTTCTATTCGAGATTCCTCAAATATCTTATGCGCCTCCTGCACGTCCTTGACCTGCGGTTCAATGGTCTGAAGCTGCTGGCTTACCGACTGGAGCTGCTGCTGGGACTGCTGCATCTGCTGCTGCATCTGGCCAACCTGTTGCTGGATCTGCTGGGCCTGCTGCTGGGCCTGCTGGTCACCTTGCTGGGCAGCCTGCTGAAGCTGCTGCATCTGCTGCTGCATCTGCTGCATCTGCTGCTGGGACTGTTGGAGCCCCTGCTGTGCCTGCTGGCGTTGCTGCGACAACTGCTGATGAAGCTGCTGAATCTCCCGCATATTGTCCGGCCCGAAGATATCGGGATTGATCGGAATCTGCTTGCGGGACTTCACCGTTCGCTTGGGGTTTCGCCAATACAGAATGGGACCGAACAGGGCCACCAACTCGAACGCCTTCGCCATGGTCATCCTGAACCGTGGCGAGGTGTTCGTGTTGAGGAACTTCTGACGGTACTTGGGTTCCCACATGAACCCGGTGGCGGCTGAGAAGAACGCCGTACACTGCTCGGCAATGTCGTCAAACGGCTTCTTGTGCTTACGCGCCTGCTCGACCTTTCCGAGCCACCCGGTCACTATGGGCCTAAGGACGGAATCTAGCTGTTGATCTGCCATGAACTACTACGCGGGTTGCGCATCCTCGTGCTGTTCGATGACCTCTTCCACCGCTTCAACGGTCCAGTCGTCTCCCATCTTCTTCGCAATCTCCTCCGGGGGGAAGCCCCTGTCAGACAGAACTGCTACGCGGGCAGACTCCTGCTCCTTCCGGTTGTACCTCTCGGACTCGGCTGCCGCTTCCGCTGAACGCTTCTGGCGAGAATCCTCTTCGCTCACCCGCCTCTTCTCGGCAGATTCGACCGTGTCCCACCCCCCGTACATGACCCGCATGTTCTGGTTGTTGACGAGATACTCGGCACCCACGCGATGCACATTCGTCTTCTGGACAGGCGTGCCGCCGCCCTTGGGGAAGATGTACATGACGTACACGCCAACCTGCTTTATCTCGGTAACGATACCAGCCTGAGGAGCCTGATTCGCCTCCGCGTGGGGGTACCAAACGCACGTCTGTCCTACTGCAAGTGCCATAGCTCATTCCCTTTCAGTGAGCAGTTCCGGGTCCAAGACTCATGTATTCCTTGTCGTGTTCCTTGGTGCCCGCCTTCTTCCAGTCCTTGAACGCCTTGAAGGCTGGGCTCCACTGATCCTTTGTCTTTCTCGGCCTGCGGTACACAGGATTATACGATGCCAAATACCTCAAACAGTCCATTAGGTGGTCATTCTTGGGAACTGGTTCGTCCTTAACCTCGTCGCGGACCATCTTCTTGCGATACAGGATGAACTCCTTGCACAGCCAAGGGGTTCGCTGCTTGTAGACCCGAAACCTCGCCCGCCTCCCCAGAGGGGCATGCAACCACTCCCTGACCATGCCTATCCCGGCAGGGACGTTGTCTGAACCCGGCAGGAAATTGGCTCCCGTTTGTATGGACTGGATCCTCTCCTTGGCAAAAGCATCGGAGTATTGCTGCCTGACCGTCTTGCTGAATCCCATCGGTGTCTGCCGTCCAGCCCTGTTGTCAATCAAGAAGGCCTCGAACGACACCCCGGAAGACTTCTTCAGAACTTCGCGGGCCACACCGCTCGCATCCATCTGCCGAAGGTAGAGTTCATCATAGCAGACCACGGTGTCTTGATAGAGGTGACTTGGGGGAGGGACTGCCGCGAACATGATGGCACACGTAGCGTGACCCGGGTCGAGGACGAGGTAGCGGGTCCAGTCCTCCGGTGGTTCGCCGCCACGCTGTGTCAGGACATCGTCGATGTAGTCCTGCTCTCCGTCACTGCGGATACAGTGTGTCTCGTCTGAGAAGTTGGGGTACATGAGCATCGTGTCGAGAATGAACTCCCCGAGATCTCTGGCACGAACCTCTTCGCGCCCCTTCTTCTCCCAGCCCTCAAGCCTCTTCCTCTTCTCGTCCTTGGCGATGAACGGGTTGTCGGAAAACCTGAGGACGATCTCGTTGACATCCGGCAGATCTCTGTCCTTCTGCTCGTCGGCACGCTCGGACATCTGGATCAAGGCGTCGTTTCGGCTGTGAGGCCACACCGACCAGATCAATCGACCCCTCCTGTCAGAGAGGCGGGCCTGCCATTCCGCCACGTGCTTGGTGTACTCGATGTCCTCGTCGATGTGAATGAGATCCACCGGGTCACCCTGCTTTGGCTCAGCCTTGGAAGAGAACGCATGGATCTCTGTTCCGTTCCTTAGGCGGCAAACAGTAAATACCCTTTCCGCTTTATTCTCCCACGCCCAACCCTTGGGGTCGATGAGCCTCGGAGGGATCAGCGGGGGTGACGGGCGAGTCTCCTCCTCGCGGGCCGCGTCGGCATCCTTCCACGGATACCACGCTCTCCACTCCCCCGTCTCCTTGTCTTGAATAATCTTGAAGGCACCCGGAGTGAACAGCATCCGGAATATGGTCCCACCAACATGCCGCTGGTCGTATCCGATCAGCCAAATCATCAGGGGGTAGTTGGTAGGGTATTTATACGGCAACGGGATCCCATCGGGACCGGTAATGGGGATTCCCGTTGCCGCCGAGGCAGTTTCTGCGAACGCACTCATGGACTTCCCTGAGCGGTTCCCCCCACGAACGATCCTCTCGGAGGACATGGAGGCATGGAATTCAAGCTGCGAGGGCATTGGGCGGTAAAGCCTGAGCCCCTCAGACTCACGCCGCTTACGCTCGGCGGAGACCTCGGCAAGTCGCTTCTTTAGTTCATTCGGAGCTTCCATCAGTCAGCGTCTCGTCCCTTTCCTCCTCGATGAGGCGAAAACCGCTCTCCTCCAGCAGTTCCCGCATGACATCCGGGTTCTTGCTCAGGAGCATNGCAGCCAAGCCGGAAAACTCCGTCTCTAGATCCTTGTCGCTCATCCCCGCCAAGTCCGGGGCACTGTCCCTCTGGTTCGTACTGTCTACGACCAACTTCACGATAGCCGACTTGGCGTCAAGAAGCATTTTGCTGCCCGGTTTTTCCACCCTTAGGGAGTCGAGATCAGACTTCCACTCTTGGCAAAAGTTGGCGAGGCCACCGTACAGCCGTATCATCTCTGCCGCAACCTCTGACGTATGCGGAACCTCGATTTTGTTGCCGCGTATGCCTGCCACGAGGGACTTGAACGCTGTGCGACGACTGTCCTTTGCCTTCCTCTCCTTTGAGGAAAGGGTCTTGTCCCTAAGGCACTCGATGCACTGGAGCCCCCGGGGAGGGAATCCGTCCTCCTCCTTCATGTTCCCGCACTCGGAGCATGTCCTGCGATCCTTGAACGTCATGTCCCGGGTAGTAGTCATACGGCGACCTCCCTGTTCTTCTCCATGCTCTTGAGAACTTCGTTCATGCCCGCAAAACCGATGGCCGCAAGCAGGGCCTTCTGGACATTCTCGGGTGGCACCGAGCCCTTGGGAACAGCTATCTTTTTGCCCGCTGTCGGCTGCCCGCCGGGACCAATGTTGAACATCTGGCCATGCCCCGGGTCTCCTGTCCGGGCACCCAAGAACCCCGCCCCCTCACTGCTCAGGTATCTCTCAGCGGTCTCTGGGTAAAGAAGGTTCACCTCAAGCCAGAAGTGGGGATCTTCCAGCACTGCCTCCCTGAACTGGCTGTATTCCCCAGCTTCGTACAACTTGTCCATCCAGTTCTTTCCCTCTAGGCCCTGTTCAGAGTAGACGACAGCGTCATACCCCTGCCCCCTAGCAATCTCACTGGCTCGCTCCGGGGTGAACAGGCTGACTGGCTGTCCATGCAGCATCTCGTCGGTCGCGCCAAGTTCTGATGCCTTTGCCTGAAGCTCCATCTCTTCCGCTACTTCGCCAAATGGGTTGTCGAGAGCCTCGTCAAACGAGAACCCTTCGGTGGCGTGGTCCGCCTCATCCATCGTCTTCGCCAAGAACGACTCGAATGATTCGGCGTCCTGCCCGTCCATGAACCCTTCGCCAATATGCTGCTGATACTTCCCTACGAGGTGGTCGATCTCAAGCCCCTCGTTAGCCATGAAGTCCTCGGCCATCCCCCTCTTGGATTCACTGAGTGTGTCCCACACTTCTTCCGCGTGGAGGAGAGCCTCTTCCTCCGCTGCCGCAAGGGAGTCCAGCTTCAACAGTTCTGCCGCCTCGTCCGCGAGACCTATGCTTGTCTCTGAAATCTTCCCTTCAGTGGCGGTGCCGATCAGGGCCTTCTGCGCATCCGTGAGATTGGGGAATAATTCCGGGTTTTGCCTGATGAAATCCTGAAGCCCTTGTGGGCCATAGTGCCTGCCGCCCGGGATAATCAGGGGGTTCTCCATAGCTACCATGCCTTGGAGCTTCTTGCGGCCCAGAAGATACGCCGCATCCTTCCCCTCTGGTGCGACATACACGCCAGAACCACCCCAAGGACCACCCCCAACAACGTCGAGGTCAACCGGAATATTTCCGCCTGATGTCAACACGTCACTGAACCTGTCTAAATCTGCGGCACTCGTCGCATGCTGTGCTGGAGATAGCTCCCTGACCTCCTCGAACAGGTCGGCCAGCGTTTCCGACTCAGGAGACAATCGGATTGGGGTAACCCCGGATCCACCCGCCGCGCGGGCCTCCTGCAACGACCTCCCGTAGTCCTCGGGGTCTCCACCCGACAGGGATTCCACAAGATTATCCAAGTCGTCCTGAAGACTCCTTCTGGCTGGCGGCAACTCAAGTTCCCCCAAGTCCGCCAATCCGCCACCGGCCAGATCTCTGCCAACAGCACCAGAGGATACAGCGTGGACAGGCTCGGATAGCTGCTCCTCTACGAGCTTGACTATTTGTTCGTCGGTAAGCCCGTAGTCTCTGGCGTCCGGCACAAACTCGGTGTATGCCTTGACTATTTCTTCCGGGGTCACTCCCGCCCTAGGCTTATGCCTGCTCTTGGAGAAGAGTGTCTTCTCGGCCAACTCCTGAGGCATTACCCCGGCTTCCAACAGTTCGTCCACCATCTTGTTGTGGGCCAGAACGTCCTCCAGCTTCATTCCTGCACGACCCAAGTCGCCAGCCTTGTCGAGCTTGGACATGGCTAATAGCGGAAGGGCCGCCTTCGCCGCGCCTGCGCCACCCACAGTCAGCAGGTTCAGCGGGTCCAGACCCATCTCTGCCAGAAGGCCCAGTATCTCGTTCCCGGTGCCCTCCTCAAGCCCAAACAGCTCCCGCCCACTGACCCGCTCGCCCGGGCGGGCGGCAAGCAGGCCTCGCGCGTACGCACCGGGGGTGTCTACGGCGTAGCCTATATCACCGAGAAGTTCCATCAGGCTTGGCACTACTTGACCCTTCTTCTTTTCTTTATATACCTGATCAGGGGTGGCTCAACGGCTTCAAAAGACCCGGCGGGAGCGGGGGCCGGGGGTGGCGTCACGGAGTATTGCTTGGGCACGCCTCTAGCATCGAACGTGCCCATGCGGGCGGGGTTATCGTAGGGCTGGAAGGTCTGCTCCAAGTTGAAACGCAGCTCCTGTAGGTTCTCGTACTGTGTTTGGTTGTGCGGATGGAGACCAGACCCATATTTTTCCGGGTCCAGTGCACGCACACGTTTTTCCATCAGGGACACCGCATCATCAACAATGCTGTCTACGAGCGTGGTCCCGTGATTATTCTTAAGCTGCCTCAACTCCAACCCCAGCTCAAACGGGTCGTCGCCCGAACGCTTGTATTTCTGGACAAGATCAAACGCCTCCTCGTTGTGCTTCATCCTAATGGCGTTCAGGTTGTCCAACACCGGCTGGGAGAAAACCGAGCTGTTGGGGTTTACTAGATCAGTCCCCATGGCGGAAACAGACCTCTCCAGATCGTCTCCGAATTCGGCCAACGGTGCCTGTATTTCACTCCCATGAAACCATCGTGTCTCTTTGCCCTCGATTGAGGGTGTTTTGCCGCGCATGACATCTTCAAGGTTTTGTCTGACAACAGACAGCCTTTGCTTGGCATCCCTCCGGTCGAGAAACACCTCTTTGAGTTGCTCTCTATGCGTCAGGTTTTGAAAGTGTTCGTCACCCAGCGATTCTAATCGCTGTTGTTCGTGCATTGATGCGGGGCCCCTTTTTTTACCCAGTAGCAGGTCTCTCAATGTCGCTTCGTGTTCCCTAACCCGCCGTTCATGATGGGGGATCCTATTAGTCTCTAGGTATTCCTTCACCAGCCTGCGCTCTTCTTCGTTTTTCGCACCCTCCAGCACTTGCTGAATTTTCTCTTCAGTCAAAGGTGCATGCCCCTGACCGAGCCTCAAGGGATTCACTGGCGGCGGTAACACATCACCGTATTCCGGGTGGATTCCTCGCGAGTCAAGATGGTGTTCGACCTGAAGTTGTGGATCAAGGGTCAGCCCCCTCCCTCTCCCTGTCAGGGACTCATTTGCCAGCCGAAGATCCTCACCAACGAAAGAAGGCGGGCCGACGAGACGAACGCGGCCTCCCCCATGCCACCTTCGCTGCATCGTACTCATCGCCTCACGGGGACTAAGGTTAGGGATGTCTCCAATACGCCTTCCACCACCCTTGATTAGGCCACCTAAGGTCAGCCCCAGACCGCCTGCGAGGATGCGGCGGCGGCCCGGATCCATCGGGGTTCCTGAGGAGCGGAAAAGGTTCATCGCCCTCTGGCCCAGACCCGGGCTGCCCGGGTTGGCCAAGGGCTTCGGCGGACGGCCGTGCAACTTCAGGAACCTTG